ATCATTTGTTTACTATTTTTAAATTCATCGAGTTAATCCATATTGAAAAGAGCCTTTCAAGGACAAAGGGAGCAATCGGCCAGTCAATCTTTCCGGTTTTCTTTCTGTACTCTTCGACTTCTTCAAGGCTTTTCTTTTTCGCATACCCCGAAGGACCAAAGAAAACAGGACGGGTAGACATAAACTCCATACAAGGCAAAAGACAAACTTTGACGTAATCCTTATAAACGTCACTTGAAGCCACGAAATGATTCTCGTAAATAGAGTGCTTAACCTCCTGCGGTATCTTGATGAATTTTTTAAGTTCCTTGATGGAATCCAACCACGCCTTACCGTGCCACAAAGAAGCCATATAAAGAGGCTTGTGCGTAGGACTCCGAGGAGTAAGGATCGCAACGTCGTAGTCATCAATTAAAGCATCTCTGGTTAATTCTTTATTTAGCCTTATTCCGTGACCTCTTTTCTGTTTTAATCGCCAAGAAGCTACGCAAATGCGTTTAGCGTCGGTCTTAGGCACCAGGTCGGCAATGACTGAGTTTTCAAAGTAATCTGTTAGGTTTGAATTAAAGTGCGGAGTGGCGAAATCGTAGAGTTCAGTCTTTTGCTCTTCTTTGAAATAAATCTGGTAAAAGGCTATCTCAGAATCCATTCTTTAACCTTTTTAAAACAAGTCCCACAGGTAGGCTTAAGACTTTCTCCTTTGGTAGAGTTGTAAAGATTAAAAGCCATATTCCACAACGGAGCCTGTTTAAACCTATTGATGAGTCCACTCTCAATAAGTCTATTTTTTAATTCTTCTTTGGTCATTGACAAAAATAAAAAAAGGATTAAAAAAAAGAAAGGGGCACGAAGCCCCTCTCCTAACCTATGAAGAAAACTCAAATCTCGTAACTCTCCACCAGATTGAGTGTGGTCTGGTAGTCAGTATCCAACAAGCGCAAAGGCTTAGTCAGTTCTTGACCTTCCAGAGTAACAGTATCTGAAGCGTCAGAGTCTCCGGTCTGACCGGAATTCTGAACGTCAGTTACTGCTGACAATCCGTTACCTGCTCCGAGGATGAAAAACTTTTGGTTGTTATCCTGAACAACTACGAAAATGTCATTACCCAAATTCAAGTCCTGAAGATTAACATCGTCAGCAGTTGAATTGGTAAGAATCTTAAAAGCAAAAGAATGCTTGTAAGACTTATTGCCTCCTGCCGCTACGACTAATTCAGAACCAAATGAATGGCTGAATTTATTACCGTCGAAACGATAGAGACCACCGTATGCACCGAATATAAGTGCACCAATGTCGCCGGACTGATCCAGATCTATTTGCGTAGAAAGGTCAGAGATGTAGCCGATCCAAAAGGTTTTAGCTACACCTCCGACTCTCAAAAGATCGGAGCAATCATTAACAATTCCAGATGTGATTTTGCAACTCATACTCCTTTATCTTTTTTTAGTAAGCAATAGTTTGAAGATCGCAATGCAAATACGTGTATCCGAATTTCATATCAGATTCGAAATAATACTTGCGGTCAGTACGATCATAGAAGCCCTCAACACGATTCAGATCACCACCATTTTCAACACCGATGCGGTGGTTGTCTTTGGTAGTGTAAAGAACCAAGTGACGGGTAGTTGCGTTCAGCGGGTTGTCTGCATCTTCAAGCATAGTGTCCCAAATGCGAACAGGAACCACAGGAATGCCCTTGAAAGTCAAAGAGTTAACACCTTTTACCAAGTTAGTGAAAGCCTGTTCAGTTACTGCACCATTTGCTGCCAAGCTATTGAAGTAGTTATCCCAGATAGAACCAGTTACAAACATAGCCTTCTTATTAGTAGGCAGAGCCTTGAGGATGTTTGCAGACTGAGCGTAAACCTTCTCAAGAGTATCCAAAGCCTCATCTGCGGCAAGAGCAGAAGTACCCAAAGAAGTGCCTGATGCACGACGTACGCAATAAGTAGAAGCAGTACCTGAGTCAGCAATCAACTGAGTCCATACACCATCGATAGTATCGAAGTCAGCAGAAGCAGAACCTGTATCACCAAAAGAGATACGACGGAACACGTCCTGACGCAGAGCCTCTTCGATCAAACGATTGATCATAGTAGCTACCGGAGTGCCTGAAGGATCGAAAGACTCAACACCACTCTTCAACATCTCCTGAGCGAGGTAGTTGTAAGAGTTTGTCAAATAATCAGTAAAGTCGTCCTTACACCACTCAAGATTAGCCTCAAATTCTTTAGTCTCAAGGGTCTTGTTGGTGATTTCCTGAGTTCCATCATAAGTCCGTGCGCAACCTGCATAAGGCTTCAGGATTTTTGAAAGCTGAGGAAGGATATTGTACTGTTTTTTGTAAGAGATACCCTGATCGATGATTGCGATGTCAGCGAGTGCAGGGGAATCTTCTACGGGTTTGAAGAATACCTCCGTGGTAAGAATACCAGGATAGGTATAGTTAAAATTGGTTTCTAAAGCAGATGCCATTTTTATTTACGTTTGAATTGTGGCAGATATTGATTGATAAAAGATTCAGTCAAGGCATCTACCTTAGCCTCTTCTGAAACTGGCTTAACCTGTGCCACAGGAGCAGAAACCGGAGGATGTGGATTTCCTACGGTCATCTTCTTGAGTTCGTTGAACTCCTTCTGGAGGTCTGCCATCATCTCCATAGTCTTTTTAGACTTAGCCTGAGCCTCTGCTAATACTGATTCTTTTTCAGCTTTAACTGCCTCAGACTGAGCCTTTAACATTTCGATCTCTTCCTTTAGTTTTTTGTTTTCATCTTCCATTGCTTGTTCAACGGAAACGGTTTCTTTAACCTCAGTGATCATTCCTTTGTCATCTACGACAATGATTGCACCGTTAGCAAGTTCGTGTTCACCCGCAGGAGCAGGTTGACCATCAACAGTGGCCATCTTTCCTACGAGATCTTCACCTTCTTCCATTTCTACGACTACAATCTTTCCGTCTTTCAGCGGAACTTCCATATTCATTGGACCAAATAGCTCCTTGAGCATACCAGTCATTCTTTGCCCGAAGGCTTCAAGTTTATCTTGCATTTTGATTTTTGTTTTTCCTATTGCTACCATTTTAAGAGGGTCGACAACCTCATCAACAAAGCCATACTTCCGTGCTTCGTGAGCAGTCATTGAAGTTTCTTTCATCATCATCTCACGGATTTCTGTTTCAGGTAGATTGGTCTTAGACTGATAGGCTTTAACCATCACGTCCTCAATCTTTCTCAACTCGTTGGCTCCGGCTTCCATTGTGCGTGAGTCACCTTCTAATGAGGTCCACGGCGAATGAATCATATAAACTGACGGGTTGCGAGCGATTACCTTGTCTCCTGCGAGAGAGATAAAAGTAGCTATTGACTGACACTCACCTTCAATGATAACTTCAACTTGTTTGCCAGATGCCTTCAACGAGTGATAAATATTATAACCCGAATAAACAGAACCTCCTGGACTCTGAATGTGGACTACGATTTTATCCACGTTGCCAAGTGCCTGAATCTGCTTTCTGACATTCAAATGAGCATCTTCGGAAATTACTCCATCGATGTAGATGTGTCCTTCTTTCATATAGACAAAATTAGACTTTACAAAACTTGTTTTATTATTTTAACAAATGCAGGTTACTACTTATTGTCATTTAAGATTCTAATAATCTGCATCCGTGTCAAGTCGTACTTGATGGCTAATTGACCTAAAGACAAACCCCTTTGTCTATCTGTAACGATGTCGTAGTTCCTCAAAGACTGCGGTTTAGCAATCTTTTCTTTAACCATATTCTGAATCAGTTCCTTTGGATATTTAGTTATCATTAGGCGGTTGTTAATGCTTCTTTGAATCTTACTTTATTTCCAACCTCAGTTGCTTCCTTCCAAGATGCGATAACTGGAGGCATATTTTTAAATGCACTTGATATTAAGAACTGCTGATCGATTTGGTTCGTAGTTCCTCTTGTTTCGGTTATGCCTCTTCCTGAAATTGAACGTGGAAGATTAGCTGATGAACTTGTACCTACTGATGAAATATTGCCTGAATTAATTATCTGCTTTGCCTTTGCTACGTTAGCCAAAATTCTTATTAATCCTTGTACAAATTGTAAAGTTCCTGCTCCGCCAAAAGTTACTGCGTTAGCAGGGTTGTTTTCTGAGTTTGCAGTTAATCCTGCAATCGCTTCGCCTGTATTATAAGCAACTTCAGCTAATGCGGCCGCTTTACTTAATGCACTTCCTTCTTTTGCTATTGATTGAATCAAACCAAGCCCTTCAAATAAAACTTGTTTTTTAAAGTTTGCTCTTGCTAATTCAGTAGCCTTTTGTTTTTCCGTTTCTCTTTGTCTGTCCTGTTCCGCCTGTAAATCAAAAGCCTTTTGTTGGGCCTCAAGGTCTTTCTTTAATTGAGCATCTATCTCAAGCTGATTAGTTGCACTCTGAAATGCGGCTTCACTTTTTATTCTATCCTCTTCATATAGCTGATCAGATAAAGCGGCTAACTCAGCATCCTGTCTTGCTTCTATTGCCTCCTGAGTAAACTTAGCATCTAACTCTGCTTTTTTCCTTGCTTCCTCATTTAGTGATTCTAATTGTTTTTCAAATTTTAAAGTAGCTTGATACCTGTCAGCTTGCGCCCTTGCTAAATTGACTTCTGCTTCTTCTAAGTTATCAGTAGCTTCTTTTTTATTTGTGGCAATAGCTAACTCTTCTTTTGCTAATTATACTTTCTTTTCCGCTATGTTAATAGAGAAATCAGCACTTTGTTTTTCTAATGCAATAGCTTGTTCGATGCTTTTTCTTTTTGCATCACCTTCTTGCTTAATTGCATCCTCTCTTAATTTCGCTATTTTAATATCATTTTGCGCTCTTTTTAATGCGGCCTCATCCTCCATATCCTCAATCTCTGCCTGTAATTGAGCGACTTTATTTCCTTGCTCTAAAGCTTGATTGGCTACTTCTACGACTCTCTTACCTACATTTTCAACCTTTCCAATTACATTTTCAATGCCTGATCCTAACTGAAGTGCGCCATTTGTGACTTGTCTAAAGTCTAAATTTTTAATTCCTTCAATGATAACTCCAAACGCTTTGAATCTGTTTACAAGGTTGTCTCTTAAGAAGTCAACCAAATCCATCATCGCTTGTTTAGGATTCTTAAAAGCGTCGATTAAAAATCCTCCTATCTCACGGACGATTTCACCTAATGCCCCAAATAAGGCAGTAGTAACTTGAGTGATTTTATTTAGATTCCTCTGACCTTCTTCTGATCCTTTAAATCCTTCTATAAGAATCGCTAAAAGTCCTGATATGATTTGAAGCGTAGCACCGAAAGGAGTGGCAGTAAAAGCCTTTGCCCCTGCGGTAATACCCATTATTCCGTTAGTCATCCCACCGAGACCTGGGACTATTCCCTGAAGGCTTACTCTGATTCCATCAAGAGACTCACGATAGTTACCAACGTTCAGTCTATTTTTCTCAAGACCTGAAACATTATCTTTAATTAATTTATTATTTTTATCAATCTGCTCATTTAACTGCTGAATCTTTACTCGTCCTTCATCAGTAGAAGTAGATATTGCATTCCTTTGTTTAATTAATTCTCTATTCTCAGCACTTAAAGCAGATATAGAACCACTTTCTGCTTTTATCGCAGTTGTTAAACTCTTGGTAGCAGTCTCAGCCGCTTTTAATTCTTTAGTGTTTTCCTTAGTGGCTTTATTGTATTCCTCGCTATTAATAAGATTCTCTTTAAACTTTTGGTTTAAATCTTCTTGCTTATTCTTTGCTTCTTCTATGGTTTTAGCCAATAGATCAAGTTGAGTCTGAGCCTCTCTTGTTTGAATATCTACCGCTATTATGATTTGTTCGTCAGCCATTGATTTGAATTAAATTAACCTCACATAATGTAGTCGAGTCCTTATAGTTCACTATGGAATCCACAAAGAACCAACCGTTTATTTTGCCTGTGTTTATATAAATGAATTCAAAGTTAAAATCAATAAAGTCCTTTTCAGGTATTAACATATTACACCTAATAGTTGGACTTGTGACCATCTTTGAAATCTTGTTAAAATAAATATCCCTTAACGTGTAATCGACATAATCCTGAACTTCGCCATAAGCTAACCCCTGACGGAATGAACGGATTTGAGCATAATACTGATTATAAGTTTTGTAATAATAAGCCCACGGAACATTTGACAATTCATAATCCACGTCGTCATCAACTGCGAATTTTATCTCAACTCTTCTTTTTCCTACATCATCAAAGTCGATAAACGAAGACATTTGTTTGTAGTCTATCGAAGTCACAAAAGAAAGTACCCTTGTTCCTGGTTTATTTTTAGTCACCTTTTGAGTGAAGAAATTACCTGGATACGTTCCTGCTCCTGCCGATACTTGACCTGTTATGAATAAACTTGTGGCTCCATTAGAGACAGGATAATTAACTAATCTGTGATAACCTTCATACAATAAGTCATCGTCTAATACTCTGATTGGAGTCACTAAAGAACCAGTGATAAAAGGATAACCTGAACCTGTTAATTCTAAAACATCGTCATATCCTGCGTTGATTTCGTTATCAACATCCGTAAAAGCAAAAGTCTGATCGTCTTCTAAGTTGTACATTGGAATGTAAACCAGAGACTGCCTTCCTGTGTCAGAGGTCCAATCGTAACAAGTCGCAAACGGTGAAGTGTAAAGTTCTTTGGTCTGTGCGTCTAACTTTTGACTTTGGATATTTAAAGAACCAAAAGATAAATCATTTACTGCGTTGTAATCATCAAATATCGGGTCCTGAGTAACAGTAACGATATTATTCTGAACTTGGTCGTATCTTAATTGATACCCCTTAACGAATGAACTCCAATCCTTTCCTTGTAAAGGCAGTTTATCTAATATGTTTAAAGTTAAAGTCTTTGAGAATGTATCGTAAATCGGAGATACGCCAAAGCTAATGCAACACCATTTTATCAATTCAAGAGCAGTCATATTCGGAGCCACCGCTTGGATTTTAACTTCGCTCTCTGTTGTTAAAGCACTATTAGGCTGAAGTAAAGTATTTGTCTCAGGATCGTAAATATCAGGTGAGTCAGGAGTTAAAATTAACGTCTTAAAAAACTTATCTTCCAATAAAGTACCTGTGATTTTTACACCTGAATGATTGGCTAACTCATCAATCAAAGTATGCAAATACACACAAGGAAAATAATCAAAGCAAGTAAACGACTCATCGTTATATTTCGGATAATAGTCTAAAATGTACCTATCCGCTTTCTGTCCTTTAAACGCCCAATCAATATAAGGAAATACTATTCCTTCTGTTTTTCCTACGCTTTCATAGACGCAGTTATAAACAGAGACCGCTCCTGAGTACCATTGAACATTCCATCGGTCTGTTCTTATATCTCGGCAGTTGAAATCAAACTCAGCGAACCAATTAGAATTACCAGATATAAAATACAAACTAAGCGTGTCGCCGTTATCTTCTTCGATGACAATATATCCCCTCATCAAGATAGTACCGTTCTTTAATAGGTTAAATTCACTCGAAGAAAGAACAGGAGAATTAACCTGATTAAGTCCGTAATATCCTAAAGCTTCACGAGTTTCTGAGTTGTTCTCAACTGTAAACGAAATGGAATAATCTCCTTTGATATTAAAGTTTTTAAAATTAGCAACCTGACGAGTAATTAAAACCTCTTCAGTTACTTTTAAATGACTTCCTGAATCGTTTATAAATGAAATCATAGAGACTGCGAAGGAATAGTGTCTGTCATTTGAATGTTAAAAGAAATCGAATAAAGCTTATCCGACTCTGAGTAAACTAAGAAAGACGAAGAATCAACTAAAACATTTTTACCTAATTCTAAATATGAAACATCATTCCATAAAACCAAAGGACTTGTTTTAATATATTGAATTGCTTGTACTTGATCTAATGTTAAATTCTGAGAACGTACTAATATCGATTCTCTTGCAACTCTTTGAGTGTCGTATTTAATCCGTGAGCCTGCATAAGAAACATCCCATCCAATAAAAATATCGTCTTCACTTTGTTTAACGCTTTCAATTTCTATTGAATAATCCTTTTCAGCGGTGAATAACCAATGATCCATTCCTCCTAAATAATTCCTCCACATTAGATAGATTGAATTATTGTAACAAGCTCTGTCTATTGATACAGTTAATATTTCACTAACATTGTCACTTAAATAAATTTGAGCATACGTAGCTGATAGGCTTAAATATTGTTCTAAATCTTCATTCATATAAAGACCCTCATCTTCATTTGCAATAAATTGGTCACTTTGTACTAAACCACTTTCATTGTATTGGTCAAAGTTTAAAGTATATGTTTCGTTATATGGTTGAAGAAAATAAATTTTAAATGGGAATCCTTCGAATAAAACAGGATTTGTAAATAGAGTCATAAACTTTAAAGGCTCAGCGGCAAGTCCAGCATAAAGTCTCATATCTGAATATTCATTTCTGAAAGGAACTTTTGAATTAGTAGCTATCGCATAATCAGACGAATCAGATGTATAAGATGAGGTGTAAGTTTGTAAAGTATACCCGTCAGGTGAATAGTCGTACGATTCAGCATATTCAATGTAAAATTCTGTGAACTGACTGGAGTTATTTAAATCATTTTCTATTCCATCTTTTAAATCAATTAAAATATCAATGTCAGATTTTATAATCTCACTAACATTTAATCGAATTTTATTTTGTGAATCAGGAACTGCTTTTACTGTGGTTAAAAGTCGATAAGGTTTTTGTGAATCATAAGTATGACCAGGTCTAAGTCCTGCGTATACTTTAAAAACTCCGTGATAGTTAGCGTAGTAATATTGAACCGAAGTAAACGTCAGCCCTGCATCATATTCTAAATCGATTGTAATATCAGTGTCTGAATACCAAGTTATGATTTGGAATATCTCTGTTCCTCCTGAATAAACTACTTTAACGTATTCTAATTCATTAGCACTTCCTGTAGCTTTGATGTCTCCTGATAAAGCTAAACGACAGTAACCGTTATCATTTGTAAACGTACAGGTCCTTGAGGTATCTACTGAATTCGTAGGGAAATTCGTTGTACTTAATTCATACAATATCGGAAGATGAACGCAGTTAAAGTTTGTAGGTCTTGATGTAATGCTTAAACTCATACTTTAATTCCTTTTTTAAATTCTTGTGGAATGTCTTGTTTTAGTTGCTCTATCAGTAGATTCAATTCATTGGAATATACGTCAACTCCTCCGCTTCTATACTTTTCGTCTCCTCTTTTGTTAATTAAATAAGCCAATGATTTACCGCTCATCCATTGGTCACCGACTAAATAATAAGTAACCCCTGATTTGCTTGTCTTACTTGGGAAGCCCTTTTCCCTGAGCCATTCGTCTAATCTCTTGTCGAATTCTTGATAGCCTCCCTGTTTGTAAGGCCCACGTCCTGTTTCTACTGCTTTAAAAAAAGGTCTTCCGTAAACCAATAGACTGATCTTATCCTGACCCTTTACGACCTCATACCTTACTGAATCCCTCGTTTTACCAGTTACAACAGGGACTTTAGACTTGATTAAATCAACCGCCTTTTTACCGTATTCATTCAATAAATGATCCAGGCTAATCACAGGACGTATTTTGAACGGTTAAGTCGAATTCTAAAATAATCCCTGTTAAACAATCAGCGTGTTTTTTTATAAACGGTGTCCGTGTGATGTTTGAAATCAAAACAAGGTTATAGTCATTTATTACGTCGTTGTATCTTCTAACGAGTCTTTGCGCTAAGTAATCCGCATCATCTATTAACTCCTCGTACTGATCCATTTTTGAATCAGGAGCGTCCTTAGAAGCTAAATGCAGTCTAATCGTCCAAGTGTCAGATTGAACAGAGTTAATTAAATCCGTTGAAACGGAAGGAGTTTCAAAGAAAATAAACGGGTATGTATTAGACCGTGAAGAGTTAAATTCTGAAATGCGCCCTGTGTCAAATGGAATATTAAAATACTCTGCACCTGCTTGAATAAATTCTTTAACCTCTGAACGTTTCATTTTTTAATCTCTTGGTATCTCTTGACGGTCTGATTATAATGAGACAAATATATTAAGTTATAGTTAAACTCCGACACCGACCACTTTAGTAGTTCGTCCCTCCGATAGGGTGTCTCTTTTTCCAAGTATAATAGCGTAGAGTAAAATCCAAATTTCTCAGCCAAACGATCAAACCCCGCCAAAACTTCTTCGTTCGTATATTTCGATGGAGCGACTTGGGAGTTAAACCACTGGTCAATTCGACCAATTTCATTAAGGTAAAATTTCCTATTGCCATCACCTCCTCAGATGGCGCATTGAGAAACTCTTCTTTTTTCTTTTCTGCTTCTTTAAAGTCGTAAGGATTAGTGGCGTATATAGCACAGAACAAAGCGTAACGTTCGATGTCCTTTTCTTTCATCGTCATTGCTTCTAACTTTAAATCTTGAAACTGACCAACGGATTCAAACTCTAAATTCTTGGGGATTTTATATCCTAAACAAGTCTCAGGAACCACAAGGTTCATATCTGTTTTTAAGAACGAGAGTAAAGAAATGATGATTTCTAAATTGTGAAACTTGGCTTTTCTTAAAGTCTCTTCTTCGATTTCAGTAAAGATCGACAGGATTTTAGCCATATCGTCCCCTGCTTCTAATAGTTTAAGAAATTGTTTAAAGGAAACTTCTTTCCACCTTGTGGGTATTTCCTTTTCTACTTTTACTCCGTTGAGTTCTAAAGTTATTTTCATATTATCTAAAGCCCATTAATACAGGTGCCGTGTAGTTGCTCTTAAATGACATTGCTCCATATCTGAAAGCGTCAAGCCCGTCGTCTAATACTTTAACAGGTTCGTCTATTATCTCCCCGGTTGGTTTTCTTTTCCACTTATACGTCCTAAATTCCTTTTGCAAATCTACGGACTCCCTATGAATGAATATCTTATGAGAGCGGATGAAGTCTATTCCCTCTTTTACGCTCTTATCAGCCGGGTACGCATTTATTCCGTTTAAAACTAAATCTGTTATAATCTCAGGTCTGGCGGTGTCACAATAAACCAAAGAATTGTGAACTATTTCTTTAACCTTTTTAATCAGTTCAGACGTGGTTAAATGCCCCTGATATAGTTTCTGTTCTGCGTATAGGTTATTCTCTACCCTTGTGACCTTTACCAATGCGTTAGGATGATTAAAGCCGAAGTCTAAGCCATAGCAATGGTCGCCTTCTATCTCATCGTATAGGTCAAATCTATGATAGATTGTGTCTTGTGTTGTTCCTCTTTCTCCCAAGCCATAGACCTTCCACAAATTAGGGTCTGCTTCTTTTAAACTTTCAATCTGTTGCTTCTGAATTTCAGGTAGGAAAGGATTGTCTAAGTATGTTGATTGGATGAACTCTGTGTCCTTTA